GATAATATGTGTGTAACTGCGTGAGTGAATTGTTTCACTAAATGCCCATGTTTCGATCCAAGTTTCTAGTTCTGGCAATGTTGTAATAGGAAGTAATGCTAAGTTAGGACTACGGCCTTGAACACTATCAAGTAAAATTTGTCTTTTTAGATTGCTTGTAAAGATATGCTGTTCATGTTCTGTAAGATTTTTAAAATCTTTACTATCTTTACTAACATCTACTTCTTGAGGAAGCCAAAAGAAACCCAATTGTTTCTCTGTAAGTTTATCATATTGTTTATATTTCAATACATCATATCGTTGCATGCCTAGTCCCTCGTCTAGAAATGCATTTGCTTGTGTATGATGTTTTTCTTGTTTTATGTTTAATACTGACATGTTGTTTTTCCTATATTACGCATGCATCACAGCCGTCGTCATCAATTTGACCCTGTGCTAATTCGTCTTGGTTTTGCTCGTCAAAGGTAATCTCACCTTGACCATCATTGGTATTAAAATAATAAAGTTGCTTGCCGCCATACTTGTAGAACAGCAACAAATGCTGCAACATAGTACTCATTGGAATCTTTTCATCTTCATAAAATGCAGGGTTGTAGCTAGTGTTTACACTAATACCCTGATCTATATATTTTTGTAGTACGGCTACAATCTTTAAATATCCTTCAGGACTTCTCTGATCCCAAAGCAAATCATACTTATTTTTATACTTGTGATAACCAGGAACAACTTGTTTCAGGACACCATGTTTACTTTGCTTTACACTTACAAATGCACGTGGAGGTTCAATACCATTTGTACTGTTACTAATCTGTGCTGAAGTTTCTGCAGGCATTAATGCCATTAATGTACTGTTTCTAATTCCGGTTTCTTTTAATTGTTTTCGTAGACCTTCCCAATCCATACGTTCAGTATGAGGAACGAGTTCGTCTACATCTTGTTTATATGTTTGATTTGGTGTAATACCATCTCCATATTTTGTTTCGCTTACACCTGATATAGCACCTTTTTCAACTGCAAGATTTGCACTTGCTTTGATTAAGTAATATGACCAAGCCTCTGCCCATTCATCTACCAATGCTAATCCGTCTTGATCGATATACTGATAAGTAATATCGTTTTTTGCTAACCAATAGGCAAAGTTTACAATACCAACACCTAATGGTCTACGTTTCATTGTGCTAAGTTCTGCCGCTATGATTGGATAGTTTTGGTAGTCTAATAATTGATCCAATGCACGTACTGCAAGGTCGCAAACTCTTTCAAAATCGCTAGTATGTCTAATATTACCCCAATTGATAGCTGCTAATGTGCATAAGCTAATTTCGCCCTCTTCATCAAATACATGACTTAAAGGTTTTGTAGGAAGATCTATTTCTTGACATAAATTACTTTGGTGTATAGGAGCAATATCTTCTTTAAAGCTACTATGCGTATTTGCATGATCTACATTTTGTAAATAAATTCTGCCTGTGTTTTTACGCTCTTCCATAAACAAGCCAAATAGTTCACTTGCTTTTATCGTTTTTTTACGAATCTTTGTATTACGTTCTGCTGTTTCGTAAAGTTCTTTAAATTTATCTTGATCGTTAAAAAATGCCTCATATAATCCTGGAACGTCATGAGGAGACATTAATGTAATATCCCCACCTGTAAGTAGGCGCTCGTACATTAGTTTATTAAACTGTACGCTATAATCCATATGTCTTACACGGTTATCTTCTGTGCCTTTATTGTTTTTAAGCACCATCATATCTTCTACTTCGTAGTGCCAAACAGGAAAATGTAATGTAGCGGCGCCACCACGTACACCGCCTTGGCTACATGATTTAACTGCACTTTGGAACATTTTATAGAAAGGAATAACACCAGTATGTGCAGTATCTCCATTACGCACAGGGCTACCAATAGCACGAATGCTACCTGCACCAATACCAATGCCTGCTTTTTGGCTTACATACTTTACAATAGATGAGCTACTAGCGTTAATACTATCAAGGCTATCATCAGTTTCAATAAGTACACAAGAGCTGAATTGCCTCTGCGGTGTACGTAATCCCGCCATAATAGGAGTAGGCAAACTAATATCAAAATTACTACTAGCATCATAGAAATCCTTTACATATTTCATTCTTGTTTCTTTTGGATAGTCTTGGAACAATGTTGCTGAAATCATCATATAAGCAATTTGTGGAGTTTCGTAAATATCACCAGTTACACGATTTTGTACTAGATACTTTCCACGAAATTGTTCCATACCAACATATGAAATATTTTCGTCTCTATCATGTTTGATATAACTATCTAATTGTTCAATTTCATCATCAGTATAAACAGAAAAAAAGCACTCGTCATAATATCCAAGATCCACATTGTTACGTGCTACTTGTGCAAGTGGAAGAGGGTCAAACTGACCATATACATTTTTACGCAAGTGGTAATTAACAAGACGACCTGCTACCCATTGATAGTTAGGAGTATCTTCGCTAATCAGATCTGCGGCAGCTTTAATAAGAGTTTCTTGTACATTTGTTGTTTCTATACCATTATAAAACTGCAAATGACTACGAATCTCTACTTCACTAGCACTTACACCAGTTATTCCTTCGCATGCATAAAATACAACATTGTGCATTTTTTCTAGATCTAATTCTTCTTTACTTCCGTCCCTTTTAACTACATTTATTTTTTTGTTCATTTCATCTCTCAAATTATATCTTTTATTCTTACTTCATTTTTTATAGTTACACTAGATAGAACGTCAATACTACTGACACCACTATAACTATAGCGCAAAACATGTTCATTGTCAATAACAACAATTAACTTTTCAAATGTTTTCTTGTCATCTATAACAACAAGAATATTAGTATTTTCTATTCCTGACAAATACAAAGTATATGCCAATCCTAGCGTAATTGAGTCTTCATCAAAGTCTCCAGACCATACAAGATCCCAAGGCTTTAACCAAGAGCTACTATTGTGTATATCTAAAAATCTTGATGCAATGGGGGCAGATACCCACATATCCAGACAAGCCTTTATGACTGTTTTTGTATCACAGTCAGACAATTCTTTCCTAAAATTTCTCCATTTTTTAAGGCGCTGTTGAGGTGGCAAAAGCCAAATATCGTGCATTTTTACCTACAGAGACGTTAGGGTTTCAAAAGATTTTTCAATATAGTTGAAAAGTATGGTTCCTACATATGTAGTATCATACATTAGTGTAAATTCTTTATTAAGCGGATCAATACTAAAGTCTACATCTAGTACTGCTCCATTCATGTCATAACTGTCTTTAATAGTAAATGTGTTGTTATCTTGTATAAAAATATTCAGTGTGCCACTTCTAAATTCAGCTGTGGCTGGAATATTTAAGCTATACTCTAATGAAATTTTATTTTTCACATCACTATGAAAGACAATATTTGTAGATTCTGTAGTTCCTGCAGGACCTTGTTTAGTAAGCTCTACGGCTTTTAATCCATCTGCACTTCCATCATCATCTACATAACTAGTAATTTCCTTGTTCCAATAAAATGTAAAAGTTTCTGTACTAGGTACCACTCCCAATCCATGTGGAAAATAAAGCATCCCATTACTATCAGTATTGATATCAGCTGCTAATATTTCTGTTGATACTCCTTGGTCATCAACAATTACAATTTTATATGAACTTTGATATGCTTTGTCAATATCTACACTTTTACTTGCTGAATTAAATTTTGTAGGAAAATCTACATATGCTACAGTCGCATCACTGTTTACTGTGCTAAGTGTTCCCACAATAGGTTCTTGACCTAAAAATAGACGTTGCTCATCTTTTGCTAATCCAAACTCACCAGGTGACAAGAATGGCATCTGCATTAGATTGCCTTTTCTAATTAATTGTTTGCTAATAATTGTTGTTGACATTTTTTACATACCTTATCTGTATCATGTATTTATGCTACATGCTATAAAATTCTACTAGTCTTTCGCCCCATTTTTCTGCCCACGTATAAAATTCTTTTCCTTCAACTTCAAACAGCTGAAAATTGCAATCTCTGCTACACATGAAAATTGCAATGCTTTCTATTTTTGTTTCAAACATTTCATTATGTGCTAATGCATATGCGGCACCTTGCAGGAAATAATCGTCAATCCATTCACGCTTTTTGGGTTTGTTGGTTTGCTTAAAGTCCATAATAGTTGGCTTACCTTTATACATACCAACCAGGTCTGTTGTGCCAGCATATAAATTTGCTGCACACAAATTAACTTCGCTTCCCCACACTTCATCTATATTGTCTTGAATACTTGTTTTTACTTTTTCTGCCATTAGCTTTGCTTGTAGCAAATTATCACCGGTATATTCTTCATTTTTGGACCAGGACTCTAACATGTTGTGCATAATAGTGCCAACATTTGCAGCTTCTGTTGTTATTTTTTGAGCATTTTCCACACCCACACGTTTTTTCCAGTTCGCAAGGGCTTGTCTTTTTTCTTTGGGCTTTGTTTTATCCAGTATAGTTGTAACACTAGGTACCGGTTCACCATAGGGATTTTCGTAGAGACGCTTGCCATCTACACTCTTCCTTTTTAATTCTTGATAGGGATAGGGGGTATTTAATTTTAACATACCGTATTGTATTATATATACACGGTCAAGTCAATGCTTTTATTACATCTTCCTGCGATAAAATGTATTCTTCCAACAGTATCTTATTACCTTTAAATGTTAGATGATTATCATCTTTAGATTTCTCAATACCATGTTCTACTAGCTCGTGTTCATGGTTGACACCAGCATACACTTTTAAGAAGTCTATAACTGTTTCAAATCCTATATTAGTAGTAACTGTTGTTTTTGGCACTGGGCCTTTTGACCATATGTTATGCTCAGGAGACCAATGTAATACAAACAAATTATCAAACAGTTGATTGCTTAATATATTAGTATACCAAATATCCTCATACGCCCTTCTTGCATAAGTGCTATAGTAGTTTTTGTAAAGATCCTGTCCCATTTTAATTAAACCAGTTACTTCCTTAGAAGTATGACATCCGCTAGATACTTCTACCCTACCACTTATATTTCCCCAAAGATAAGGAACAGTTAGATTCGCTTCTTCCCAATTTTCACCGTACGGCTCTGTATGAAAATCAAACAAATCTTTAAAATAGCTTTTAGAGTCAAAATCATGATCATTTTTAGCATCTAATAAAAATGCCCATCTTCCTGAATATGATCTATTTAAAAAGACAGTATCAGCTCCCCACCGTTTAGCGTCTTGCATGCACCATTCAAAGTACTCCAAGCCTCTTCCGCCTTCGCTATAATTTCTATATTGGTGCTGTGGGTATTTTTGTGACATTTGCCATGTCCAACTATCTTTGCCTATCATTCCCCTACATTGAAAGCAGGAAAAATGGCTACAACCTATAAATGCAATTTTTTTAGTCATTTACCAAAAGATATGCCACTTAAAGGTTGTTTGTGTAGTTGTGTTTGTTATGCGTTCAATTTTGTATCCAAGTCCACTAAAGTACCTTTCAACTGCATTCATTTGATTAACAAGGGCTCTATCAACAATAGATCCTTGCCAAGAATTAAAGTATGATTCACTTGTTGACGTTGAAGGGGTACTTTCCGTCATTGTAGTGCCATCAATTACATAGCTTTCAAATTTACCTAGGCCACTGTCTGTTATAATTTGTCTCATAATAGCAGTTTGTTCTTCAAACACAATCATGTCTTGAGAACTTTTTGCTCTAGCCTGGGCTGCATTTAATCCTATAGTCATTTACCTAACTCTTTCTTTACTTGCTTACGAGCCATCTTGTCAATCTTATTGTCTTGTTGTTCTGGATCTGGTTCATCATTATTTCCATCGTTTTCTCCACCATGGAAATGAACTATACCGTTTGATACATTGTCAACAATATCTAAGCTATCTAATAAAGATATAAGTGTACTACTATCTGTATCGTGTCCAGATTTCTGTAGTTCGTCAATCAATGCGTCTAAAGAAACAGTATTAAGTCCCTCTGCATCCAACATTGTTACTAGATCCAACACTTGATCTTTTATTAGATCTGAATAGCGCATTATTTTTTTAACTTTGCAAACTTAGCTTTAAGATCTTGCTTAGAAACGGACTCTTTCATTTCTCTGCCTTCTGCATCACTCATGTCGTCTGCAGCATCTGCACCACCAAAATCATCTCCCATATCAACATCTACATCCATGTCATCACTAGGTGCTGGTGCATCCATTGGTGCATCCATTGGTGCATCCATATCTGTTGATACTGGTGCTTGGCCTTGTGCCGCTAATACTGCGTTACTAACACCTTCATTAGCTGACTTGACTGCTTCTAGTGCGCCACTAATTGCTGATTCAGCTGCTTGGTTAAATGCTTCCGCTTCTTCTGGACCAACTTCCTCTTTCATAGCATTTGTTATACTCATTAGGTCTTCAACTTGCATACTTGCTAAGTTTTCTGCCATTTTTTGTAAATCATCTGCCATTTGTTTTGCAGCTAATAATACTTCTGCTGTGTCAAGATCTGCTGACTCTGTAAGATTTCTTTCTTCTAATACAGATTCAAAACCCTCTGCAATTAATAATAGTTTCTGGAAGTCTTTGTCTGTAACGTCTATACCATTAGAGCGAAGTTTATTAATTTTGCCCTGTGTAGATTCGTACATAGTTTTTAGTTTTTTTGTATCTGCATTAAAGTTAATATTTGTACCAAATAAATCTTTTAGTACTCTATTAACGGTATTAACACGATTTTCTTGTAATTGAGTTAAATTCATTTTGTTACCCCTATAATTAAGTTATATTGTATTTATCGTTTTTTTGAAAAAACACTACAGTAAATTCTTTATTTGCTTTTTGTAAGCATTCATTTTAGACAGCGCAGACGTTTGTTTTGCTAGTGCAATATCTTTTTTAAATTGTTCGTTTAAAGTTCTAACTTTTACTTTATACATAGCTGCCTCTGCAAGATGTGATCCGTAACGCCCGTCTAAATCTAAAATTTTATTTAATTTTGTGTTATCATTCATAAGAGACTTAACTATGCCCATAGCACTTTCAAATAAACAAATATCCTGATATATTACACCAGATGTATCTGATATATTATAAAACTTTTTACTAATACCTTCAGCAACTCTCTTTTTAACAATGTCAATACTATACTGTCCATTAATATTAATATTATTTTCTTTAATATTAGCTGCACTTAATTCTGGATTAGCTTTAGATTCGTTTACAACTTTTTTAGTTGCATCTTCTGCTGCATTTTGTAATTTTGATAAAATATTATACATTTCTGTTGCATTGTTAGAAACATTACCAGGAATAGTAGTACCATCTGGATGTACAGATGGCTCTTTATGCTGTGCATTTTCTAAGTTCTGTAATATTTTTAACATTTCTTGTGATTCTTGTGACATTTTATATTCCACTTCTTCTCATAAAATAAACTTTTTTATTTTCTATTACTCGTTTAACTAACCCCTTGTTAACAAGGTTTTGCATTAGATAAGCGTCTCGATCATTTAATTCATCTTTGCATGTTTTATCCATTAAGTTTTCGTACACTTCATTTTCGTGTAAACTTACAAACGTAGGAATGCCACCTGGAGCCATTAAATTTTTCATTAACGTCTCCCAAATGCAAGTTGTTTCAACCGTTCAAGCTCTTCCCTATTTCGTCCTATTTCCGCTGAATTAGAATTAATATTATTAGTGTTCATACCACGCACGTCTGTTGGTGGTGGTGGTGAAGGTACTCCGGTTCGTTGTTTATTGTTACCAGCTATTTCTCTACCTTTTGCAGTTGCATCTCTATTGGCGTCCTGCTGTGCGTTATTTGCACGTCTATTGGCATTTTGCTGTTTTGTATTCATAGAACGCTGTTGAGCGTTTTGGGCACCATATGGTGTTATTGCTTCTTCTACATCTGTTAAGCTAAAAAAATCTGAAAATGAATTAACATCATCATCTTTTAGCGCACCTGCTAAATTCATATTATCACTAAAAGACAGACCACGTACAATCTTAGATACTTCTTTTTCATCTAGATCATGATCAAAATGTTCTTTAGCAAATTGAATTACTGTCTTAACTAAATTACCGCTTATAAGTTTCATCTTCTTCTACTCTTATTTAATCTTGCTACAATTTTACTCGCTGGGTTAACTCGCTTAGTGCGTTGTGCTTTTTTCATCATACGAGCACCTTTTGCCATCTTTGTTCTCTTTAAAACAAAACGTTTTTTAAGATCAATAGGTGCGGCGCATTGGCTAGGATTGCTTACTACTCTACCTGCTCTAGCGCCTACTGTACATCTAAATTTTGTAGTAACTGTACGTCCACGTCTTGCAAAAACTACCTTTGCTTCTGTAACAATAGTATTATATGACTCATTAAGTATCATATTAAACCGCCTGTAGGTTTAATAGTAATAATACTACTGTTGACAATAAGCCCATTATAATTGTTGCTGCTGCCCCCAATACCACTTTATTATTACTATTTTTTTCTAAATTTTGTTTATCTGCCATCTTACCTACATTGTGTGCTAATGTGTCTACCTTAGACTCTAACCGTTTTAAATTTTCTTCTAACACGCGATACCTCTCTGCACATAAGTCTACATGTGCTTCTAGATTTTCACGCTCTAGTCTTGACTGTTGCATTGCCATTTTAAGATTCCTTTTACGGCAGCGTCTTAATGAGCTGATTTATCCGTAGTACCTCTTGATACTAACTATACTTGTATTTATGCCTATTCATGATATTGAAAGCATGTGTTTTTATATTCAGGCGAATATGTATCCACTTGCTCTGGATTAAATTTTGATTTTTCTTCTAAGCCAGTATGTATGGGCATATAGTTAAAATCTTGGTATAACAGCTCGGTAATATTTCCTTCTTTATTCCACGGGAATGTAGCTTCTGGCACAAACATAAGAGACCACACAGTACTTGTTTTATTAAATAATGAACCAAAGTTATATTTTTCTAATTTTGTACGTTTTTTTATGTCTATTTTATAATTCAGAACTTGTGTACGCATTCCTATAATCTGTAGGAATGTATTTAAATTTTGTTCTTGATGAAATCCTATATGATCACTCTTGGGAGTAATTACTCCTGAATTAGTAATATCTATTAGAGTATGGATGGTATATACTTCATCACCATCTATTTTTTGCAATTTTCCTACCTTATTTAATTAATTTACCTGCGGCATAACCTGCTGCAAACGCACCTGCACCACGTGCAACTCTACGTGCAACCTTACCAACTTTACTAGGTGCAATAGCAAGATTATTTTTACTTATAAATGTATTCATTAGAGGAGCAATATCGCTACGCCTTGCACTCGTTCTAAAATATTTAGTTATTTGTGTTCCTACTAGCTGTCGTTGTGCAGTAGTGAGTGTTGGCCAATCCTGTACTAATCTTCTAGTAGCCCTTAGTTTTGGATCCTGTATTGCCAAATCTTTTTCCATTTTAAAAAAGAATGCCTTGGCTTGGCCACTTGTGACATTACCGTTTTGTATACCTTGCATAAATTGCTTAATACGAGCATCGTTTACTTTAACTTTGTTTAATAGTAGGCTATCTTTTTCCCCACCTAAAATTCCATTAGGCTTTTTAAGTGTAAACAATGTTTGATACAAGTCAGTGCCACTTGGACTTGGAGATCCAAAGTTTCCTCGTTGTATAGTTCTTTTTGCATACTCTTTTGCTACTGGTGCATATTCATAATCATTAGACATGGCGTACAGACTCATCATGCTCATAAACACATGATCTGTTATGCCTCTTGCACCATCGCTTTTAATTTGATTTCTTGTTTTATACATACGTGCTTCGCCCAAAGATTCTATAAAACTAAGATTGTTAGAGTCTTGTTCCATTTCATGGCCTCCTTGCATTGCTGCATATTGTTGTAGTGTATATTTTTCAGCCATTATTTTTAACCTCTGTTACTTGTTTGCATTTATCTGATGCATATGTTTTAAACCAGCGAGGAGCAAACGCATGTAAAAAGCATGCATATGCTGCCTTTTCTAACTGCCAAGATATCCACATCGCTTGCTTGAAATGCTGCCAACGTGTCATATTATTTTCTTCTAAATGTAATTTGCATTGTTCACTAAACATTAATTATTATTCCTTGCTGAGTTTGCTGCAGTAAAGCCTGCTCTATTAACTAGCTTTACGTCTTTACCCACTACGTAACCTTCTCCGCCACGCTTTCCGTCTGTATAGGCTTCGATCTCAGCTGGCTGATTATCTAATTGTCCTATAATATTATTTTTTACTGTTTTTATTGCTATTACAAAATCAAACATACTATCAAACCCTGCAGCATTTTTCTCAGCCCATTCTGTTGATTTTTGTTTTTTAGGGTTACTGATATTACTTCCTTGTACCCATTTAATAAAATCTTGTCTACCTAAATTATTTAAGGTTCCTGATTTTACACTACTATTGATATATGTATAAAGTATATTTGCAAAATCCTTCATTTTTAATTCTGCAGGAACATTAAGTAAACTATCTATATTATTTGCATTTTTATTCAATACAGATTGCAATTGCTGTAATTGCTTATTATCTACATCAGGACTATTGGTTAATGTTACTGGAGGCAATATTAGCAAATCTCCTGTTAAAAATTTTGTTGTATCTACTTGAGATTTATTTCCTTCCAAGTCTATATAGGCATGTAGTACTACACCGACTTTGCTGTTAGCAATTTTTTGTCCTATCTCACTACTTGGATCTACACTATACACAGTTGTATTTGGTTGGAATTCTAATCTACCTTTATTGTTTGTTGGAGTATCAAAGTACATCAAATCACCATGCACATATCCTCTAAAATCTGGAGGTGTAGCAGACTCAAATGCTGACCATATACCTGTCATTTGTCCTACAAATTCTTGATGACCTACTGGATTATTTTTTGCACCAGGACGTGCATTGAGCATTTTTTCTAATCCTTGTGGACTAGTTACTCTGCCATCATATGTTTTGGCTCCAAAGCCACTTTTGTCAGTAAGTGTAAATTCGCCCTGTTCATTACGACCAAAAATAACAGCTGGTCTGCCATCCCATTTAATTGTTACACTTTCAGGACTGGTTTCTAAACTTTTTAAAACATCTATAGCTTTTTTGCCACCCTTTGAGCCATAAAATACAACCAAATCTTCTAAATGATTAATATCTCGTCCTTTAGATTCGCCAAGATGTTTAGGATCAGCAGTATATAGGTCTTTTTGGACCATTCTATGCTTGCGGGAATTTCTATGTTTACGCTTTTTATTTCCTACAATAATATCGTTAATCTTCATGAAGGCTTCCTTAGTTGCTTGATGCCTCTATTAAATCTTTCTATATCTCTATTTTTGACACATAGCATAATTCTTTTTTGCAGATCTTGGGCTGTGTTTTGATCGTAAGATTCATCAATCATTTCTAAAACATTAATAATAGCAGACAGAGCATTATTGCCCCTGCTTTCTAAAATATTTATTTTATCTTTTTTTGGTGCTAAATCATTAATTTCTTGCAACAATGATCGTGTACGTTTAGACATGATAAATCTCCATATAGTAGTATTTATGCAATTTAATTAGTTTTTTTAAGCAAACTTCGTAACTTGTCATGTCCTGCCATAGTATTTTCTACAATACTATTTTCTGCCACTGACTTTTCTTGTGTAGTTACTTGGCTTCTTTGTTTAAGTTTATCAAACATTGCAGAAGTTTGATTGATTGGCTCTTGATCATCATCATCTTCTAGATCAGTGATACGTAATCCGCCAATATCAAATTTTAAATCTACTTTTTGTCCAACACCACTACTGCTACGTGTCTTCATAAACTGTACTTGATATCTTCCACGCTCACGCATTGCTTGACTTGTAAAGATACCAATAACATTATCTGCTGTTTGGATTTTACTTAACCCGCCAGCAATATGGCTGTGATCAAATTCTACTTCTTCAACTGCGCCACGATTCAACTGCGATGCAGTTGCAAATAGCAAATTATTCTCTACTGCAAAGTTTCGTAATTCTTCTGATACATATTTGTCTTTTACAAACATATCACTTACATTAACTTTAACACCAGCAGGCATCATTAAGTCTAAATAGTCTACACAAATAGCATCAAACTTTTTGTCTGTTTGTACTTCTAGCTCACGCAAATAGCTTGTTAAATCATTTACTGTGATGCCATTTTTTAATTGTACAATGCGTATTGCGCCAGCTTTTTTGCCAGCCATACGTACTTTTAGATCTACATCATCAACATTTTTAAATACATCCTTGGTATTCATACCTGTAATCATACTATCAAGTCGCATACTACATAGTTCTTCACTAAGCTCTAAACTAACATATAATACATTATGTCCTTCTAATGCCCAGTTCAATGCTAAGTTTTGCAAAAACAAACTTTTACCGCCGCCCGATGCCGCCGCAAATATGTTTAGTTCTCCTCTATTCACACCGCCATATAGTTTATTGTCAATATCTTTCCAACCAGTACTTGTGCCGCCTCTACTATTACGAACACGTTCAATACGTTCTGCAGGACTTTCCCAATAGTCTGTACCCATATGCTTGGCAAGTCCAATTTGTACTGCTTCTTTAATAATCTTATCTACTGTACCATATTCACCTTTTTCAAGTAAATCAGCACTTTTTAGGATCGCTGATTCTAATGCTTTATGTTTACAAAAGTTTTCATATTCATCCACAAACCATTCTTTATGTCGATGATCAATTTTATCTCCAAGTCCGTTTAGCTCTACGCCAGTCTTTGCTTTCACTTGCTGTGGAGTTGGCTGAGCACCATATTCTGATACATGCTCTCTAATAAATTCAACAGTAGATTTTAATGTCCTGTCAAAGTAGTTACTATCTGTAATATTGTTAACCCTTACAAATAAGTCTTGATCTTGTGCTAAAAACTCTACAAAGAGTTGTTGCAATTCAATATTATATTCTCTACTGTCCATCTTTTTCCTCTAAAATTTTATCTATCTCTGGCTTTAATATTTTAAATATATGCCTATTGCCATG